GTTCGATGGAAATAAAAGTATATCTCCTGTTTTTAACTTAATTTCTTTGCCCCTGCAATAAAATTCTGCTCCTTCATAATCTGTATTAAGGTTAGCAACAATAGATACTATTGGTACACCTTTCATTTTACCATCAAATAAACTGTGAATATGATCGTAGTGTTCTCGCATCATCGTGCCAACTTCATATTTGTTAAATTTAATTGGAGAAAGTTTAGTTAAAAAACTTTGAGTTTTTTCTCCAGGTATACCTACTTTAATTTGGTAATCTTCTAATGCTTTTAATAAATATGGTGTTATCTTATCTTGTTGTTCTTGTGTGCAAGGCATTGAATCTAATTCTTTTGTCGGTTCAGAAAGAGTAGTTCCTTGAGCATAACTATTCCAAGTATGCTTTTGCCAATCTCTTTTGTTACATTCATCTATTAATTCTTCACATATATTTTTTGGTATAGTATTTTCAACAGATATATAATCTTCAATTGTTTTCATTTACTAATTGGTTTTCTAATTTATTTTTTTAGTCCAAATATAGTTTGCTGCGGTAGTTTGGTTAAAAGCAACAGCATCGCCATTTTCATCAAAACCATTAGTCCACTCAGAAGTATAAGTATCTAAATAAGATTTAATTGCTGCCGCATTTGCTAATTCGCCTAAACCAGTTTCATCTGATCCATCCACTGTTGCACCTATTAAATCCCAATCTTGTGGAGATGCATTACTATTTGCTTTTGGATAAAAACCACCATCTGCAATATAAGTTGGAATTTTACCACCACTAGTTAAAGTATATTTAATTATTTTATTTGCCATTTGCTTTATCCTTATTGTGTATTAATTTAGTATTCATAGATTGTTCATCATACAGTTTAAATCCTCTACGTTCTGCGAACTTGTTGGCATCTTTAGAAAATTTAACAGCACACGCTTCTAACCATTGCATAGTCATTTCGTGAGTAGGTTCTTGACCAGCTTCTAATATTTCTTGTTCCATTTTAAGATATGCATGAACTTCAGTTTGTGCTTGTCCGCTATTAATACCCATATCAAAGAGATAAATTAAGTTACCTTCATCAATAGTGCCACCTCTTCCTCTAGCTGCACTTAAGGCTTGTTTCATACAAGTCATAACATGATAACTAGATTCTTCTTTTTCGTATTCTTCTTCGGTAATATCTTCTTTACCTAATTTTTTTAAGATGCTTTTATATTGATTAGTAAAGAAATTCATTTTTCTTATTGCACCTGATATAGAATTTTGATTATTATTCATACCAACTTGTATTTCAAGAATTTCTAATTCAAGTAATTCTTTTTGAAATGAAGTTAATTCTAAATCTGTTTTTAATTTGTGTTCTTTTTCTCTAAGTTCTATGTCTTTTTTTTTGACACTAATATGACCTTCTTCTAAAGCCATTCTAGTCTTATCAATTTCAGCTAGTGTATGTTTAATTGATCTTATAGGTGTGATTGCTGTAACATCTAACATTACACCCATAAACTGTGAATGTGATTTATAAAAATTAGAACTAGATTGTTTGATAGCTGGTAAAGTATTATGAATATTATCCAACATTGCCTTGTATTCTTTTTTAACTAATGGAGAGTTGGATATTTCTTTTATTATTAAATCTTTATTTGACATTTAAGCTAACCCACCATTACCATTTGAATGACAACCCGAAAAACCTCCAGAGACTGTTCTATCTCCAAAGTCTTGTGCATCACCTGTTGAAGCAATCGTTATAAATTCTATAGAATTTACTATACTCGGAGCAGAACCACCTATAGCCATAACTCCTCTTATTTTATTACTAGATGCTCCAGCAGTATTATTAGCAATTTGAGTTAAATCTCCAAAATCTGTTACGTTTCCAGCACTAGCTATTGTTACAAACTCAATTATATTAGTATTATCATTACCACCCATAAAAACTCCTCTTGTTGAAGAGCTACACGCACTTATAGCATCTCTATTTGCAGACAAATCTCCAAAATCTGTAGCATTGCCTGTACTAGCTGTGGTAATAAAATCTATTACATTACTTGCAGCTGAACCAGAATATATTGTTCTAGTGTTAGAACTTGTACCAGCTAGTGCTGCTCTAGCTACTGTCCTATCGCCAAAATCTGTAGTATTGCCAGTATTAGCAATAGTCACAAATTCTAATGTGTTTACATGACTATCGGAAACATCTCCTAAACAATGAACTGCTCTAGTATCATTATTTCCTGCTCCACCATGTTGATTAACAGCACTACAATCTCCAAAATCTGTTGCGTTACCTTCTGTTGCAATGGTAATAAAATCTATAAGATTTAGTCTAGTGGGATCGGAGTTTCCGCCAAAAAATATTCCTCTAGTAAGACTTGCTGCTGAACTACTGTTTCTAAATCTAGCAACAGTTAAATCTCCAAAATCAGAAGCATTACCAGCCGTAGCAATTTCAACAAAATCAATTACATTACTTTTTGCAGGTTGAAAAGCACTACCCCAAACTGATCTATGTGCAATTGCAGAGCTAAATCCAGAACCAAATCCTAAGACTTGATAACCAAAAGATTTACCTCTGCTGTCAGGTTTCTTTGTATTTTTACCTATACTATAAATTTTATAAAAATCTTCCATAATTAAGCGTCATTATGTGCATCGGTTGTATAAAATATTTTAACACCATGTAATCTGCAATCTCCAGCCATGTCATCATTACTGTCAGAAACATCTCTACCAATTCTAAAATATGTAAGATCATTATCTGCTGGAGTTCCACCGATTGTAACTGCGCCACTTTCTGCAGATACTAATAATTCTTCAACAGCTCCTTGTGCATCATCATCAACAACTACGGCTGTTCCATAAGCAACATCAATAGTCTCATTATCATTCATTGCTACACCTTGTAATTGCATAGAAACTCCTGTTGTTGCAGCTAAACCTGACCAAAAAAATTGAAAAGTAACTGTGCCTAAATTATATGATTTAGGAAAAGCTACAGAAAATTGAGCAAATTCATCAGAGTCTTTATCAAAATCTAAAACTTCCATATCAGGTCTACCCGAAGTTGTTTCAACTGTTGCTCTTTCCGCACCATTACTTGTTGTTGGAGTCATTGCATTTGAAGGAACCCAAATAGTTTCTTTACCTGCTTGTTTTAAAGTACCAGCACCATCTACTTTATTTAATTCTGCTGCTGTCGATGTAACGGCTGTACCATTAATAGCTAGTTTATCGGTTACAATATTAAATGTTCCATTGTCTTCAATTCTTGCAACTTCTGTGCCATCTCTTTGTTGAAAGATAAGATCTTTAGCATCAACAATTGGTTTAATAATTACGTCACTTGAAGAGTTAACAATTGATAAAACGTGAGTGCCATTTGCTTTGAAAAGAAAATCGTTTCCTGCAGCATCTAAATTAATATCTGCTACTGAATCTAATGTAATGTCACCAGAATTAGAAGAAGCTAATGTAACACCTGTGTGTCCATCTATCGATACTGCTCCAGCGTTTGAATCAACTGTAATATTACCACTTGATGTTGCAAGTGATACGGCTGCATCACCTGCAGCAAGATCATCTGCTGCTACACTAGAAGCTGTAACACCGTCTTGAAAATATGTTTTAAATGTTGCAGCAGTTGTTAATCTCATTGTGCCACCATCATTAGTAATAATTCCGTCAGCGTCTGCAATAGCTGTTGTTCCTGCTGAGGTGCCTCCATCTATTAAATTAATTTCTGCTGCTGTAGCATCTAGTGCTGCTAATTTTGTTAAATCTGCTTGAACTAATCCTGACACTCCGTCAAGTAAGTTAAGTTCTGTTGCTGTTGATGTAACATTAGTTCCACCAATATCTAAAGTTGTAACAGATATTTCTCCTGCAACTGTTGCAATTCCATCTGCAAGTGTAATTAAATCCGTGTCATCAGTATGACCAATTGTTGTGCCATTAATTAAAACGTTATCTATATCTAATGAACCACCACTAATTAATCCTGTTGTTGTAATTGCAGAGGCTCCTGTGTCAATAGTTCCAAAACCTGAAGTAATTGATCCCGAGTCTAATGCTCCTACTGTTGTAGCGGCAGTTGTAACAAGGTTAGGCATCGCAGTAATTTCATCATCTAAATATGCTGATAAAGTTTGAACAGTAGATACTCTCATTGTACCACCATCATTAATAATTAAACCATCACCATCTGCAATTGCAGTAGTTCCTACAGTTGCACCACCATCTATTAAATTAAGTTCGGCTGCTGTTGCTGTTATGTTTGTTCCACCAATGTCTAGTGTAGTCATTGATACTTCACCAGCTACTGTAACAATTCCATCTGCAACTGTTATTAAATCTGTGTCAGATGTATGTCCAATTGTAGCACCATTAATAATTACATTATCAACTGTTAAAGTTGTTAAAGTTCCTAATGATGTAATATTTGATTGTGCTGCACCTGTTACTGTTGCTGCTGTACCAGAAGCATTTCCTGTTACGTTACCTGTAAGTGGTCCAGCAAAAGCATCTGCAGTTACTGTGCCATCAAAAAATGCATCTTTAAATTCTAAACTTGAAGTACCTAAATCAATATCATTATCTGTAACGGGAACAATAGCCCCATCAACTAATTTAATTTGATCTGTTCCACCTATTTTAATATCTATCTGATCATCAGTGTCTGCGGTAATACTTGTATCACCATCAAGGTCTAAAACAAATTCTTCTGCATTTAAATCTAGTCCACCAACAGAACTACCAATGTTTGTATCAATAACATCTGTCCCATTAGCATATAATATTTTTGTTCCTTTGTCCGATGCTCCCCAAGTTACACCAGTTTGACCAGTTACTTTTACTGTAACTGTGTGTGCATTTGTACTTTGGTTATCAAAGATCCAAACTTTTTCATTAGCGGGAACTATAACAATTGCATTACCAGATAGTGAACCTGTTAAAGCTATAAACGCGTGACGGGCTACATCTCCAACTGCTCCATCTGTGTAAGCTAAAGTTACAGTGCCACCACTTGTTAAAGCTTGTGATGCAACTCCATTAAATGCTTCTTCTAAAATTTGTAAATTGGTATTAGTTTTTGTTCCCCAAGTTCCAGCGTTCTCGCCAGTGGTCATTAACTCTGTTCCAATATCCGTAAATGTTGATGCCATAATTTAATTCCTTAAGGTGTTGGTGAGTTCACAGGTATTCTGATAGTACCATCAGCGTAGTCATCTCTTTTTCTACTACCTAGTTGCTCTCCTCCAAATGTATTTAATTCTTGTTTATATTTTTGTTCGTACAGTTGTAACATATCTGCTGGACCTTTTAAATAACCATATGCTTCTGCTAAAACCGCATACAATAAACCGTTTGGAAAATTAAGGCTAATAAAATTTGTTGTAGTTGATGCGCTTAAACCTGTGGGTCTGGCATTGTAGTGAATTTTATAAACATATGTTGTATTTGGTATTGGAGATAATAAAGCTCCTCCTGAAGTAGTGTTTGTAACACCTGTTGCACCACCCTTCATAGCATAGTATTTTGGTCTAGCAGTAGAAGCTGGGTTGTTATATTCTTCTAAAAATGTCTCATCTTTTTTTTCTAACCAGATTGGATTAGTTAAAGATGATGTAGCATCTGCAACTTGGATTCCTCTGATAACTAATGCACCTGCTGGAGCATTTACAAAAGCTTGATTAGCTACCATGTTATCTGTAGCTGCTAATCTATTGGCATCAATAGGTACATCTCTCATAATTCTAGTTTCAGCATTATCAATAAATTGATCTGTAATTGTACTTGTTAAT